CCTTCCTTTCAACGGTAATACACAGTTCTAAAATACAACAGTTATGACAAAGCCAAGAAAGCAGCGATCCGACAGTGCGGCAGCGGCCATCCGTGCGGCTCAGAACGCTGTTGCGCCGATGATCGAGCCGCCGGCATCCAAGCAACTGACGGATGCTGAACGGTTGTACTTCGCAGATATCATGCTGGCCCGTGCGCGCGATGACTGGCGTGATGCAGACCTGCACTTCGCCGCCGACCTGGCGCGCTGCTGGTGCGATCTGGACCGAGAGCAGCAGAAGCTCAAGGACGAGGACACGGTTATCGAACTGCGCAACGGCGGAAGCATCGAGAATCCCCGGATTAAGATCATTTCCCGCTACCGTTCCGAGGCGGCATCCATCGCGCGCACGCTGCAGATTGGCGGGCGGGTTGCAGCGGATCCGCGCACATTCGAAAAAGCCCGAGCGCTAGAGCAGAAGGCCCGTGCTACTGCCGGACAGGTGGCACAAGAGAACGACTTGCTTGCATGAATTTTCTCTGAAAGAACTTCCAGAATGTGTTAATGTTCGTGGATGGATTACGAGAAAATTTACCAAAGCTTCATCGCTGATCGCAAGGGTAGGCCGCAACCTGAAGGCTACTCAGAGTCGCATCACATAATCCCGCGCAGCCGAGGAGGATCTGACTCGAATGAGAACCTGATAAGGCTGACAGCTAGAGAGCATTACTTCGCGCACTGTTGTCTAGCCAAGATCCATGGAGGCGAAATGTGGGCGGCACTTCACCTAATGGCGCATACGCAGAAGCCTAAACATGGTGCTACCCCGTTCCTGATGGGGCGAATGTTCGATGTTTCAAGGCGACTAGCCGCCGCTGTTCGCAGTGAGAACATGACGCGGGCCTGGGCTTCTGGAGAATTCAAGAGAAGCCGCGTGTACAAGCCTTGGAGCGATGATCAAAAAAAGTTGCGTTCCGAGTATGGCAAAGGTAGAAAGATGGCTCCAGAGGCGGTTTTAAAGGCCCGTGCATCCCGCGAGGCATCGGCGCCCGTCTTCGAGTTTGTGCACGTGGCTACAGGGAAGCATTTCCGAGGGACTTCGCTACAGTTCCAGGCTGTATCCGGCGTTAGCCAGAGTCACACATCACAACTGGTGCGCGGAGTATGTGGCGCAGCCAAGGGATGGGTGATGAAAGGCAACGAATTTAAGCCTCGTGGAAACCGTGACCGCACAGTGCGTATTTTTGAGCACCGTGACGGTCGTCGCTACGTTGGAACGGCATACGACTTTAACGCGGAGCACATCAAAGATTCCGGGATGCTTTCTAACTGCATCAATGGAAAAAACGGCGTACGAACAGCACGAGGATGGAGATACGTCGGTGAAGAAACCAAATCTTGAACGTGGAGAGCGAGTCTGCCGCTTCATCGAGAAGTATCTTAAAGTGCCTGAGGGGGATATGATTGGGCAGAACGTGAAGCTTTTGCCGTTTCAGCGCAAGTTCATCATGGACGTGTACTCAAACCCGCACGGCACCAGCACCGGCATCCTGTCGATCGGCCGCAAGAACGGCAAGACCGCGCTCATTGCCGGCATCCTGCTAGCTCACCTTGTCGGGCCCGAAGCGGTGCAGAACTCGCAGATCGTAAGCGGTGCAATGTCGAAGGAGCAGGCCGCAATTTTGTTCGAACTAGCGCGCAAGATGGTCGACATGAGTGACGAACTGCGTCCGCTGGTCAAGGTTTTCCCCTCCGGCAAGCGTCTATTAGGGATTCGCCGCAACGTCACATACAAAGCACTGGCCGCCGAGGGCAAGACAACGCACGGCCTGTCGCCAATCGTGGCCATCATGGACGAGCTGGGGCAGGTAAAAGGCCCCTCCGATCCGTTCGTGGAGGCGGTAGAAACGGCCCAGGGCGCCTACAAAAACGCACTTTACCTGGTGATCAGCACGCAGGCCCCGACCGCAAACGACCTGCTTTCACGCATGATCGACAGCCAGGAGGCGAATCCCGACCCGCGCACTGTCTGCCACGTCTACGCTGCGCCGAATGATTGCGCGCTTGATGATGAAGACGCCTGGCGTGCGGCAAACCCAGCACTCGGCGTGTTCCGCTCGATTGATGATCTTCGCAAGCAGGTGCGCAAGGCTATGGACTTGCCGTCCTACGAGCCGGCCGTGCGCAACCTAATCCTTAACACCCGTACCGATGCGGAAGCGCCATTCGTGCCGCGTTCGGTGTGGGAGGCGAACGCCGGCGAGCCCGTCCGTACCAAAGGAGCTAAGCTGTGGGGCGGGCTTGACCTTTCAAGCGTCAATGACCTGACCGCATTCGAGGGAATCCTTGAGGATGGCAGCGTAATTTCCGAGTTTTTCCTGCCGGAACACGGTCTTTCCGAGAAGTCATTAAAGGATAAAGTGCCGTATGACGTCTGGAAAAAGGCCGGATTGCTACGAACGACGCCCGGGAAGGCCATTGAATACCGCTTCGTTGCGCGCTTTTTGAGGTCGATATTTGACGAATTTGACGTACAGGCCATCGGATTCGACCGCTACAACATGAAGTTTTTGGTGCCTTGGCTGCTGGAAGAAGGTTTTGCACAGCAGGAAATTGACAAATTTGTTGAATTCGGGCAGGGTACGGCTAGCATGACGCCGGCGCTTCGTGATCTTGAGGTAAAATTGCTTAATGGACAGTTGAAGCATGGCGGCCACCCGGTATTGAACATGTGCGCGGCGAATGCCAAGGTAGTTGGCGACAGCGGCGCTCGCAAGTTTGACAAGAAGACGGCGCGCGGCCGGATTGATGGAATGGTCGCACTGGCAATGGCTGTTGGCGTAATGCCACAGCAAACGGAAGAATCGGGGCGGACTTGGGATGACTACTTGGCGGACATGGTGAGCGCATGACGGTAAAAAACAAAGGTGGTGCGCTGGCCCTGCGAGCGAAGGCCATCTATTTTTCTATCCGTGATGCGATGGCTTACCGCCAGATCGACCGAGATCCTGGCAATCGGGATATCACCCGCGGCGATTACAACAGTGATGGCAATGGCGGCGGCCCGCGGATCGATCGGGCCCTTCAGCTGTCAACGATTTGGAGCTGCGTTCGCCTGATCGCCGGAACTATCTCCACCCTTCCCCTATTCGTCTACGAGCGCACGGAAACGAATGGCCGAGATACGCGCCGCGTTGCCCGGGAGCACCCGCTCTACTACCTGCTGCACGATTCCCCCAACGCTGATATGACCGCCGTCGAGTTTTGGGAATGCGTCATGTTTGGCCTGCTGACCTGGGGCAACTCGTACGTCCTGAAGACCTACAGCGGCGCCCGCATCGTGGCGCTTGACCCGCTGAATCCGGCCCTGATGACTGTTCGGCGCACGCTTGACGGTGACGTGACGTACGTTTATGCCGATCCGCGCGGCCAGAAGGAATATACCGAGCGCGATATCTGGCACGTCAAGGGCTTCGGCTCCGATGGATTGATCGGCCTGTCGCCTATTGGCATGGGCTGGCGCTCGATCTACAGCGCGAACAACGTCGAGAATGCCGCGTCGCGCACCTTCGGCGGCAACATGCGCCCTACCGGCGTGGTGTCTGTCGAGCCAATTCTGAAGGCTGACCAGCGCGACCAGCTGAAGAAAGTCATCGAAGACGGCGTATTCGGCAATGCTGAAATGGGCCGTGTCCACTTGCTCGAAGGCGGCATGAAGTATCAGCAGCTTTCCATCAACCCGGTTGACGCGCAGATGGCCGAAGCACTCGGCCGTAGCGTCGAGGATCTGTGCCGCTGGTTCCAAGTTCCGCCGTCGATGATTGGCCACGGCACCATGGTTTCGAACTGGGGCACTGGCCGCGAGCAAATCAACCTCGGCTTTAAACAATACGTGCTCGACCAGTACACAAGCCGCATCGAGCAGAGCATTGCCAAACATTTGCTTACGCCAGCCGAGCGCCGCCGCTACTATGCCGAATTCAACTTCGAAGCGCTCCTGCGCACTGACAGCGCCGGCCGCGCCGCCTTCTACAAGAATGGCCTGTTCGATGGCTGGCTCAACGTCAATGAGGTTCGCGAGTTAGAGAACCGCGGCCCAGTAGAGGGCGGCGAGATATTCCGCGTTCAGGCTGCCATGATCCCCTTAACACAGTTAGGAAATGTGCCACAGGGAACACAGAATGGTACAATCGGGCAAGATACCCAAGGGAATGAAGATGAATTACCTGACTAAATCGGTTGAGTTGGACCTTAAAAGCCTGACGGAAGAAGGTAAATTCTCGGGCTACGGTTCCGTATTCGGCAACGTGGATAAGGGCGGCGACATCGTGGAGGCAGGGGCTTTCGGTAAGAGCTTAGAAACTTGGGCCAAAAACGGCCGCTCAGTGCCTGTTCTGTGGCAGCACAAGACCGACGAGCCGATTGGCGCATGGGTAAATCTCAAAGAAGACGAGCATGGGCTCCTCGGCGATGCCGACCTGTGGGTCGATGACGCGCCTTACGCGCGAATCGCTCACAAGGGCATGAAAAGCAAGACCATTACCGGGCTTTCCATCGGCTACCGCATCAAGCGCGATAGCTACGATAAGAAGACCGGTGTGACCACTCTGCACGAGCTTGACCTTGTGGAAATCAGTGTGGTTACAAACCCGATGAACGATGACGCCCGCGTGGCCGATGTTAAGAGCATGATTGCGGCCGGCAAACTGCCGACCGTTCCAGAATTTGAGGAGTTCCTGCGCGAGGCCGGCTTCTCGAAATCCCAGGCTACGGCAATCGCCGGCGGTGGCCTGGTCAAGTTGCTCCGGGGTGAGCCCGGCAACGCCCAAGGCGACGATCTTAAATCGCTGCTGGATCATATCCGCAGCAAAAGCTAACTCACCCCGACGAGGAAACTATGACCACCGAAGTAACTGAAATCAAAGCGGCAGTAGACAAACTGACCGACGAAGTGCGCGCCAAAGCTGAGAAGGCCATCGCTGAAGCCCAACGCGGCATCAAGCTGACGGAAGACCAGAAGGGCGTCATTGACGAGCTGATGACGAAGCAGAGCGCCGCGCGTGCGGAGCTGGACGACCTGCTGCAGAAAATGGCCCGCCGCGGCGGCGACGATGGCGAGAAGACGCCCAACACTCCCGGCTACAAGTTCATCGAGTCGGAAGCCTTCAAGTCGTATCAATCGCGTGGCGAGCGCCTGCAAACCGGTCAATCTGTGCGCGTCGACGTCAAGGCTATCACCAGCCTGACGGCTTCCGGCGGCACCCTGATCGCTCCTGACCGCCAGGCCGGAGTCATCGAGATCCCGCAACGCCCGCTGACGGTCCGCGCCCTGGTCGCGCCCGGCCGCACCAATTCGAATCTGATCCAGTACTTCCGCGAACTGGTCTTCACGAACAACGCCGCTCCTGTCGCGGAAAATACGCTGAAGCCTGAATCGAATCTGACTTTCGAACAGGCCGACGCGAAGGTGATCAAGCTGGCGCATTTCATCAAAGCCACCACCGAGATCCTGGACGATGCGCCGGCTATGCAGTCGATGATCGACCAGCGCCTGCGCTATGGCCTGGACTTCGTGGAAGACCTGCAACTTCTGATGGGCTCGGGCGTGGGCAACAACCTGCTCGGCCTGTACACGGCTGCGACTGCTTACAGCGCGCCAATCACCGGCATCCAGGCAGAAACTGCAATCGATCGTCTGCGCCTGGCATTCCTGCAAGGCGAGCTGGCACTGCTGCCGGCCGATGCAGCCGTGCTTCACCCTTCCGACTGGGCCCGCATCGAGCTTCTGAAGGATTCCCAGGGCCGTTACATCATCGGCAATCCCCAAGGGAATATCGCGCCGACGCTGTGGGGCCGCCGTATTGCAACCACCCTGGCGATGACCGCCGGCCAGTATCTCGCCGGTAATTTCCGTCAGTCTGCGCAAATCTTCGACCGCGAAGATGCCAACGTTGTTGTCTCGACCGAAAACGTCGATGACTTCCAAAACAACCGCGTGACGATCCTGGCTGAAGAACGCCTGGCACTGGCAATTTACCGCCCGGGGGCACTCGTGAAAGGGGCATTCCCCGCTGCCGTCTAAGCAATAAAAGCAAAACCGCCGAACGATTCGCAGTCGGTCGGCGGTTCCTAACCACAACTGAAGGGGAGCTTCGGCCATGGCTGAAACGAATAGTATCACGACAAAACGCTGTACCAAGTGCCTTATTGAGCATGCTGTCGGTTTCTTCAATCGGGATAAAAATAGGCCAGATGGGTTATTTCCTTGGTGCAAGCCGTGCGTCAGAGGGCAGAAAAAAGAGATATACGCGAGAGATCGAGAAGCTCAGAAGGCGAAGCGCCGAGCAGATTATGCGGCGAAGAAGGATGAGTACAAGGCTAGAGCAAAGAAATGGGCTGCAGAGAACCCGGAAAAGCGCAAAGAGGTTGTCAGAAACTACGTGCTCCGCGACCCGCAGAGGCGCTATGAGCAGCAGAAGCGAGAGCGCGCGAAGAATCCCGGTTATTACCGAGCGCACTTCAAGATGCGGCAAAGCAGAAAGCGTCAAGCGTTGTCAACCTGGGCAGACCTCGAAGCGATCGAAGCGATTTACCGACAGTGCAGTTTTGTATCAACATTCACCGGTATCAAGCATCATGTTGACCATTACTATCCGCTGACAAGCGATGTAGTATGTGGGCTACACAATCAGTACAATCTCCGCATTATCCCGGCGACGGAGAATCTGTCTAAGGGCAACAATTTTCCCGAGGAGGGGTAAGATGAAGACGAAGATCAAAGCAACAGCAAGCTTCATGCATGGCCGTATTCGTGCCGATGCTGGCGACGAACTGGAAGTGACGAAGGGCGAGGCTGACGAAATGGTGAAGGCTGGACTGGTGCAAATCGTGAACGATGAGCAGGCCGCCCAATCCGAACAACCGGCCGAAACGCAGCAGATGACGGCGGAATCTGAGCCCGCTCAGTCGGTTGAAGCGAAAATGGCCGAAGCCCCCGAGAACAAGATGGAAGACGTGCCCGAAAACAAGGCTGAAGCTTCCGACGAAGACAAGCCTGCCGCCGGCAAAGCGGCCCGTAAAACCGCTGGAAAGAAAGCTGACTGATCATGGCCAAGAAAATCCGCCTGTTATCGACGTACAACAACCTGCCGCCGAACAGCATCATTATGCTGGACGACGCCACGGCCGATAAACTTCTGGCCGGCGGGGTAGGTGCAACGACCGACCTGACGGGCGGAGTGGTCCGTCACATGGACAGCGACGGCAGCATTGCCAGCGGCCAGATCACCGCGCAGCAACGCGTAAGTATCTCGGTGCCGGTGGGAAGCGCGCTCACCGTTAATGGCAATGCGCAGGCGCAGGGCACACTCGAAACCCTCAGCCCCAGCGGCGCGGTCGTATCCTCGAAGCCGCTGCGCTCGGGCCTCGCCGGTCCGCTTCCCGGCGGTAAAACATACCGCGTCGCGGTAGACTTCGGCACTTTCCAGACCAGCACGCAGAACGTGGATGACGCTTACCCCCAGGTGCCCCGCTTCGACACCCCTGTCCGAGTAGCCACCTGGGGTGATTCCCTGGCCGATACCGCCACCGCCGACACGCACGACCTGACCCGGGCCGACGTCGCCCTGTGGAACAGCAAAGATCTGCGCAGCGCCCGGATGGCGGCGAACATGCTGATGCAGTCCGGTGGCAAGCTGATCCCGGTGGCGAATTGCGGCCTGGGCGGCACGACGTCCACGCAGATCCTGGCCCGCGATAATGACCCGCCGGGCGTCAACCGCCGCGGCGCCGCGGATGCCGCCGCCCTGAAGGCGCAGGTTTGCGTGGTCTCGATCGGCCGCAACAACATTCTGTCGGCGGTGCGGGCGAATACCACGGCGTCGGCTCAACAAGCCATCTTCGACACGATCATCGCCGACACGGCCACCGCCGTGAAGCGCGTGCAGCGCCTCGGCATGTACCCAATCCTGCGCGAGTTCGCCGGCTACGGGTACGAGCCCGTCAACTACAACTATGCGCACGGGGCCGGCCTGACCGCGGCTGACGTGGAAGTGCAGCGCGCGCTGATGAACCGCGTGCACCGCCACATCATGGACGTGTTGGTGCCGACGCTGGGCGATATGTCGGTGCTGTGGATTCGCGATGGCATGGTGGACGAAAACGGCGTGTGGCTGCCGCAGTACTCGACGGATGGCTTGCACGAGAACCGCAACGGCGGTCGCGTCATCGGCAAACGCCTGTCCGATCTGGTTCTTTCTATGGCACGCCCGCGCGATATCACCAGCGGATATGCCCCGCTCACCGTGGGCTCTGGTGGCGTGAATGCGTTCCCGGCGCCAGCCATGACGACCACCGTAGCAGCCGGCCGGCTGACCGGCTTCAGCGATGCACAAGGCACGGGCGCAACGACTCGAACCTGGACCATCACGGAGGATCCGGACGGCACGATCTGGCAGAACCTTACCTGCGTGGCGACGGCGTACGACAATGCTGTAAAGGTCGGCGCGCCTAATGGCTTATCGAACATCACGATGAACATGGCGCTGTCACTGTTCGGTGCCACCCCAGCGCTGGACGTGAAAGCCGGCGACCTGGTGCGGCTGGAGTATGACCTGATCATTGACGATGGCGACGGTGGTATTCCTCGCAGCGTCATGAGCTGGTACGCTGGCGTGGCTATCGGCTTCCCTACCGGTGGTAGCTTCTTCCGTGTCCGGTCGGTCGAACTGGGCAATGCCAACGGGACACTGTGCGCGCCGGATGACGTGATCGCCGGAAAGATTGTTTCGCTGCCCTTGGTCATGCCAGCCGACAGCGCGGGCCTGGATAACGGCCTGGTGCAGACGGCGCTTTACCTGGCTGACAGCACCCCCGCCCGCATCCGCGTCAGCAAACCACGGTTTGTAAAATGGTCAAACAACTGATCATTGTCGCTGCACTCGCGCTGACCGCTACGGCGGCGCGGGCACAGCCGACCGAGGCCGATATCGAGAAGTATCAGGCCAAGCTGGCCGAGTACGTGGCACGTGGCACCGAGCCAGATGATATTGCGCTGGGGCTCCGCGGATGGTTCGGCTGGCCCTTCCTCACGCGGCGCGACTACGGCAAGGACACGATAGAATTTATCGTAAAAGCCCCGGTGAACGGTGAAGAAATTCGTTACTACAGGGTTATCGGTTCGATTACCGCGGGCAAGCCTTACACTCTGCTGAGGGAAGAATGGGATTCAAAGTAATCACCCCGCCGGTAGCCGAGCCGATCACGCTGGAGGAAGCTAAGATGCACCTCCGCGTGGTTGAGCCCGACGAAGACGCCCTGATCGAACGGCTGATCTCGGCGGCACGCGGCATGCTGGAGCAACGCACGAACCGGCGGCTGATGGCGCAAACCATCGAGTTTGTTCTGCCGGCCTGGGGCGGGTTCATCATTCCCACCGCCCCACTGGTGGCGCTGGGTGAGATCAGTTACGTAGACGCTGCGGGCGCGCCGCAGGTGCTCGACGATACGCTGCTGTACGTGGACACTTACCACGAGCCAGCGGCGGCCGTGCTCGCCTTTGACCAGTCCTGGCCAGAACTGCAGCGCGGCAATAGGCCAACTGTGCGCGCCGTGGTGGGCTACCCCTCGGCCGATGCTGTTCCGGCAGAACTGAAAGCATGGATGCTGCTGGCCATCACCGCGCTATACGATAACCGTGCTTCGATCGTCGCCGGCGTATCCATTACCGCTCTGCCGGAAGACTTCATGCACTGGCTCTGGCACCCTTACATGGTGTACCTGTAATGCACGCCGGGGAACTCGACCGCCGCATCACGATCCAGAAGCCGGGCATGGTGGACGACCCGGAGTACGGGCCGCAGCCGGGCGGGTGGATTGATGTGTACGTGCGCGTGCCTGCACGGGTGTTCGACCAGCTGCCGAGCAATTCGGAGAGCATCCAAGGCGGCCTGCGCTTGGCCGATCGCCCCGCCCAGGTGCGCACGCGCTATCTGAAGCGGATCACGTCGGACATGCGCGTGATCGTGCACGCCAAGGACAGCGCTTTCGGCGAGCAGGACGTGATGTACGAGATCAGCGGTGGCCCGGCAGAGATCGGCCGGCGCGAGTGGACGGAATTTACGATAAGGAATTTCTCGTCATGACAGACCAAGCGATCACCGGTGGCCGCGAACTGGACGAACTGCTGCGCACGTTGCCGGGCAAAGTTCAAAAAAACATCAACCGTGCGATGCTGCGCGCCGGCGCTGTCGTCCTGCGCGACGAGGTGAAGCAGAATGTGCCGGTGCAAAGCGGCGACTTGCGCAACAGCGTCCGGATTACCAGCCGAGCGCGGGGTGAGGAAGTCTCGGCGTCCGTCAAGGCCGGCAACAGCGTGGCGTATTACGCGCGCTTCGTCGAATACGGCACGCGTCCCCACCTGGTGCAAGTCGACGACCGGGACCGCGGTATCAACCGGCGCACAGGCCGCCAGATTAGCGTCACCACGATCAACCGGCAGCGGCGTTCCCTGCAGATCGGGGGCAACCTCATCGGGCCATCGGTGCAGCATAACGGCGCACGACCGAAACCATTCATGAGGCCCGCGGTGGACACTGCGCTGCCGCGCGCGATCGATGCGATGAAGAAAAAGCTGCGCGAGCGGCTGACGAATCAGGGCCTTGACGTGCCGGCGCCCGATGGCGGAGATCCTGCTGAATGAGCAGCACCGCCATCATGCGCGCCCTGCTGGTGTCCCGCGGCGAGATAACCGCTCTGGTACCGGCTGCGCGGATCATCGCGGGGATCGTTCAGCAAGGTACCGCACTGCCGGCTGTCGGCATCTCCGAGATCAGCAATACCGAAGACATAACCACGGCGCGGCGCCTGTCGAAAACGATGATTCGCTCGCGCGTCCAGGTGACGGTCTACGCGTCCAGCTATCGTCAGATGAAAGATATCCTACTGGCGTGCAAGCTTGGCGCCGGCGTGCACTCCGGCACGGTCGGCCAGTGGCGCGTCAACAGCGTCCTGCAATGGGGTGTTGGGCCGGAGATTCCCCCGAGTGACGATAAGATTTACGAGCAATCGCGGGATTTTATGGTAACTTTCATGGAAGCAAACTAAAATACCGGAATGCTTCAGCCCGCCCGTATCGCACTCCGCGAGCGGGCTTTTACACAGGAGAGCAAGATGCCAATGGAATTTGAAGACGACTACGAAACTTATGCCGGCACGCGGCTGTTCATCAAGGTAGGACGCCCTGCCACGAACACCGAAGCGGCGTGGGAAACGTTCTTCGGCACCGGTGCCGAAGAGATCACGATCACCAGCGTGGGCACCTATAACGGTCGCTCGTACACCAACTCCACGCTGTCCGTGGTCAGCTCCGGCCGCAGCCGCGAGAAGAAGGGTGAATTCACCTTCGGCTCCTCCGACTTCCCGGTGGTGTGGCTGCCGGAAGAACCGGGCCAGATCACGGCAGCAGCGGCCAGCGAAGGTTATGGTACGTACGGCTTTGCAGTCGTCGACCAGAACAACGGCGTGTCGTACTTCAGCGCCCAGGTGTCGACGTTCCAGGAAGCCGGCGGTGGCAACAACGACGCCCGCACTGGCACCATGACGCTGCTGCGCCAGTCCGACACGATCCCCGCGGCCACCCCGGTCGTACCGGTGGAAGACACCACCCCGTAACGAATCCGCCCACTTGGGCGTAACTGGGCACCGACCCGCCGCGCGGACAATCCTTTCGAGAGGGAGCGCGCGGCGGGCTCTGGTGCCATCCCTCTCGAAAGGTATGAAATGAGTTTCAATCCCAGCAAGTACAAAATTGCCGAAGAAGGCACGTGCGAAATCCCCGACGCAAAAGGAGAGGTAATCCTCCTGGATAATGGCCAACCCTGGACTATCACAGTGGCCAGCCCGGGCACCAAGGAAGCCATGCGCGCGCTGCACGAATACCAGAAGGCGCAGAAGTCCGAAGTGTTCTCGCAGATGGCCGGCAAGAAATCCACCCGCGACGAAATGGACGAGATCAAGGACCGCGCCAAGTTCCTGATGGCGATCACGCGCGGCACCAACGCCGAAGGCCTGGAGTACGAAGGCAAGACCGGCAACGAAGCCTTGCGCGCGATCTACATGGACCCGCTCATGGGCCACGTCGCCGCGGCGGTCGACAAGTACCACACTGACCGGGGAAACTTCTACGCGGGCTGACCGATTCGCTGGGCGAGTATGTGCGATACGTCGCATGGCTGAACACCTCGCCCGAGTGGCCGAAGAACCCGAAGAAGCCCGAGCAGGATAGAGCGCCGGAGCCAATCCGGCGTGAGCAGATAGAAGCAACCGGCAGCACCGTTCTACTCCCGCCGCTCGGCTTCGGCGGGCACCTGGTCGAATTCCTGATGGAGCTTGGCCCGGTGAAGAACGGCGCGGCCATCGAGCCCCAGGATATCCCCGGCTGGGAATACGTGCTGGGCCTGGAGTTCGAACCATGGGAAATGCGGGCGCTGATCCAGTTGTCCCGCACCTACCACATGGAGATGCACAAAGCCAAGGAATGGGGTGCAGAGCCGCCGTACCGCGGCGCCGCGAACCAGTGGCGATGGGTGCGCAAGCAGCAAAGCGCACGCAACGTAGAGCAGATGAAGGCTGTGGCCAAGGCCGAAGCAGAAGAACGAAACCAGAAAAAGGATAAGCGCAATGGCAATCGTCAGCGACATTGAAATCCGATTGGCGGCCAACATCGCGCAACTCCGGCAGGACATGGACCAAGCCCGCCAGGCGGTGGGCGGGGCCATGAACGGAATCCGCGATTCCGTGAACACCGCAACAAAAGCACTCGGTGCGCTGGCTGTCGGCATGGCGGCTGGCGCATTTGCCGGGTGGATCAAGGGCGCCATCGACGCCACCGACGCAGTATCCGATATCTCCCAACGGACCGGCATTGCCATCAAGGATATTGCCGGCCTGCAGATGTGGTTCCAGAAGGGCGGCACGGAAGCCGGCGCCTTCGAAGGGGCCATGATCAAGCTGTCCAAGAAAATCGCAGACGGCGGTAAGGAGTTCGACCGGCTCGGCATCAAGACACGCGACGCCAACGGCAACTTGCGCACGAACGTGGACGTGCTGCGCGATTCCGCCGATGCGTTCGCGGCGATGCAGGATGGCACGGCCAAGACCGCTTTGGCGGTGGAACTGTTCGGCAAGAGCGGCGCGGAACTGATCCCCCTGCTCAACGAAGGCAGCGAGGGCCTGCGCGAAATGAACGAGATGGCCGAAAAGCTCGGCCTGACGTTCGACGAAAAGACGGTCAACGCCGCCGGAGACTTCAACGATACACTCGACTTGATGGGGGCGGCATCGCAGGGTGTCGCGCGCCAGGTCGCCGCGCAGCTGCTCCCCACCCTGAATTCTCTAACCGGTTCCATGCTGCAGTTCATCACCACGGGCGACAAGGTGCGCGGCGCGGCCGATGTGATCGGAACCGGATTTAAGCTGATCTATACCGCGGGCATGCTGATCACCCAGGTGTTCAACGTGGCCGGCAAAACGATCGGCATGCTGGGCGCGCAGCTCGTCGCGCTGTTCCAGCTGGAGTTTAAGCAGGCCATGAACATCGGCCACGCGTGGCAGGCCGATATGAAAGACGTCTTCACCAGCACGGCCAAGACGATCGGTGACGTGTGGACAGGCGCCGGCGGCGAGGTGGTGCAGGCCCTGGTGACGTCGACCAATGCCGGCACCGTGGCAGCCAACACCACCAGTAAGGACGCCAAGCGACAGGCCGACGCCTACCAAGGCTTGATCGATGCCATCCAAGGAAAGATCTCGGAAAGCGACCGAGAGGCGGCCGGCCTGGCCAAGCTGACGGAAAGCCAGAAGCTGGCTATGTCGTTGGACAAGGCGCTAGCTGAGGGAAAAGTCACGTTGACCGCAGCGGAAGAAGGCTACTACCGCATGCTGATCGAGGTGCTGGGCGCGAGCGAAGATACCGCCCGGGTGAACAAGGAAATCGAGGAATCGAACAAGCGCGCGGCGAAGGGTGCCGACGACCTGGCAAAGTTCATGAAGCAGATCGCGGCCGAACGTGACAAGGACGTGGAAACAGCGATCAAGGAAGCAGACGCGCAGGAAGAACTGGTGCGCACTTTCGGCATGACGAAGACGGCCCTTGCTGAACTGGCGGTGGTGCGCGCCCAGGACAATCTGGAGCGGGCCAAGACTGAAGGCCTGGACTATGACGAGATGGAGCGTCTTCGCAAGATCGTGGACGAGAAGAAGCGCGCGGCCGCTGCCACCCAGCAGTTAGAGGGGTTGGAAGAAGCCAAGAAGGCTTCCGACGAGCTGAATAAATTCTTCGACGAGAGCAAGGCGGAAACTTTCGGCGATACCTTGGCTAAGGCCTTCGGCCGAGCTGGCAGCGCCATGGGTCAGCTTACCTCAACCTTCCAGTCGTACGCGAACAAGCAGTCAAGCTTCGAAAAGCAGCGCGGTAATGCGGCGCTGAAGTATCTCAACAACCTGTCGGACGAGAAGGAATACACCCGCGATCTGCAGAACATCGACCGGGATCGTTTCAGCGCGCAATTAGGCGGCTACGGCGATATGGCTGGTGCCGCGGCTGGATTCTTCGGGGAGCAGAGCAAAGGCTATAAAATCCTGAGCAGCGTTTCCCAGGCGTTCCACGCCGCGGAACTCGCCGCTACGATCGCCGGCCTGGTTCCCAAGGGCATCGCCGCCATTCTCACGCAGGGGCAGGGCGACCCGTACACCGCGTTCCCCCGTATGGCGGCTATGGCGGCCTTCGTGGCTACGCTGGGCGTGTCGGTAAGTGGTGGTGGCGCGGGGTCCGCAAGCGTATCCAAGCAGCGGCAGGCAACGCAGGGCACCGGTTCGGTGCTGGGGGATTCGTCCGCCAAGAGTGAATCCTTGGCTAACGCCCTGAAGATGGTGGCTGATAATACCTATCGGAACCTATCGGTAAATTACGACATGCTCTCCGCTCTGCGCAGCATTGAATCCAACCTTTCCGGCCTGGGCAACCTGATCGTGCGCGGCACCGGAATAACGGATCTGGCCTCCTCGGTTAGTGGTACCTCCAGCGGTGGGTTCTGGGGTGGCATGATGAAAAGCATCTTCGGCGGCAAGGTCTCGGTGCTGGACACCGGTATTAAGATCGATCCGACCTCGCTGGCTGCGGCTATGGCCGGCGGCATCAACGCCATGTCCTATGTGGACACCAAGAAGTCCGGCGGATGGTTCAGCAGCGACAAGTTCCGCACGCAAACCGAAGGCTTGGGTGCTGAAGTAAATACTCAGTTTGGGAAAGTTATCGCCAGCCTGGCGGAAGGTGTGAAGGCGTCGGCTAGTGTGCTGGGAATGGTCGGTGACGAATTCAACCAGAAGCTTAGCGGCTTCGTGGTCGATATCGGATTGATCAGCCTGAAGGATTTGAAGGGCGAAGAAATCCAGGCTGAACTGGAAGCGGCCTTCTCCAAGCTGGGCGACGATATCGCCAACTACGCTATCGCCGGCCTCTCCGAATTCCAGAAGGTGGGCGAGGGCACCTACGAAACCCTGGTGCGGATCGCGAACAACTACGCCACGGTGGATGCAGTCCTCAACTCCTTCGGCAAAACGTTCGGCGCGGTGGGGATGGCCTCGGTGGCCGCTCGGGAAAGCCTGATCGAATTAGCCGGGGGCCTGGACGACTTCACCTCGCAAGGATCTTTCTTCCTGGAGAATTTCTTTAGCGACGCGGAAAAGGAAGCGACCCTGCGCACGGCGGTGTATGCACAGCTGGACAAGGTAGCAGGCGGCAGCTCGGCCCAGACCGTTGCCCAGTTTAAGGCCCTGGTGCTGGCGCAGGACTTGACCACTCAGTCCGGCCGCGAGGCCTACGCTAGCTTGATGAGTGCATCCCAGGCGTTCATCGACCTGGCCAAATACACCGACGAGGCTGCAGAGAAAGCCCGGGAACTGGCCAGCCAGCGGCGGGATCTAGAAATCCAGATCATGGAAATGGAAGGCAAGGCTATCGAAGCCCTTGCGGCCCAGCGCCAGATGGAACTGGCGGCGGTAGACGTCAGCCTGCGCCCGCTGTACGAGCGCATCTACGCGCTGCAGGACGAGGCGGCAGCGACGGAAGCGGCAGCCAACGCTGTAGCGCTGCTCCAGTCCACCGCCGGCGCCATGTTCAACGAGCTGCGCCGGTCGGTGGACGCCGAGCGCAGCGGTGTGCAGGAATCGTTCAACAAGCTGATGGCCGGCATCCAGGCGAGCATCGATACCACCACGGCGAAGATCACCGATTTGCAGGCCCTATCCGCGGCTCTGCGCGGCGCGAACGTGGCCGGGGTGTCGGATATGCAGTCCTCCAGCCGGAGGGCCGCAGCGGACGCGCAGATCACCGCGGCACTGGCCATCGCGCGCGCGAGCGGCGTACTGCCGAAAGCGGACGACCTGAAGGACGCACTGGCAGCGGTGGCGATCGATACGGCAGACCAGTTCAGCAGCATGGCGGACTACCAGCGCGCGCAGCTGCGTACGCAGAACAGCATCGAGGAACTGGCCGGAATCACCGACACCGAACTGTCGGTGGCGCAGCGTACGCTCATCGCGCTGCAAGACCAGAAGACCGCTGCACAGTCGATGTTCAACGCGCAGATGGAGAAGTACGACGAGATGCTGACGAAGGCCCAGCAGCAGCTCGACGCGATCAACGGCATCGGCCAGGTGCAGCCGCTCATCGACGCGTTCAACAACTTCGCCGCCAGCATCGCCGGCGCGCTGCAGAATCCGACCATCGGAGGGCAACCGAGCGTCACCGGTCAAACGCAGATCGAAGCGCTGTACAACAGCGTGCTGGGCCGCACCAGCGACGCCGCCGGCCTGTCCTACTACCTGGACCTGCTGAAGAACGGTGCCAGCTTGGCGAACATCGAGCAGGATATCCGGAACAGCGCAGAGTACGCCGCCCGCACCGGTAGCATTTACAATCCGCAACAGTCCGGTACAATGTCAGCAGCCAGCGGCGATCAAGCCGCGATCAATCAGCGGATGGAAGAAAACACCGCACGCACGGCGGCAGCGATCGAGCAGCTGGCGCAGCAGTTCAACCAAGTATCTGCCGGCGGTAACTCGCTGGCTGTGGAGACCGTCTAATGGAACAAAGCAGCGACACCATCATCGATCTCAAGGGCAACGCTCTGCCCGGCGTGGCCATTCGAGTTTTCGCCAACGACGGCTCGCTTGCGCAACTTTTCTCTGACAACGGCCTGACGCCGGTATCGAACCCGACATACACCGACCAGAACGGCCGCTACATTTTCTACGCGGCGAATGGTCGGTACACCACGCGCATCGAGCCGCCGGATGGCGCCGAATACGACGGCAAGGAAGTGGTGCTGTTTGACCCTGCTGATAACGGTGCGGCGTCCATCGAGTTCCTCCAAAATGGGGTTGGGGCCGTACCGCGCGACGTATCAGTAGAGCTTCAGGACCGGGTAAGCGTAAGGCAGTTCGGCGCAAAAGGCGATGGCGTGACAGATGACACGGCGGCGATCCAGGCTGCGCTGACGTTCGGCGCAGGTCGGCGCGTCGAGTTCCCTGCCGGGCTTTACATGACGAGAGGCAATCACATTGTCCCGCATGACACCGCAGTCGCTGGAGACGGCTGGCTCAGCAAGATCCAGGTAATTAACGGCTCCAACCCTGCATATATTTTCACCTCGGGAAGTGAAAGCGCCTTCACGACCGTTGATTTCTATGACATTTATATCGATGGCAATAAGGCGGGCAACCCGACTGGCGGCAAAGGAATCCACCTAATCCGACCCGTACGCTGCCATTTGACGAATGCGAATATTCGCAACTGCCACGGCGACAATATCGTCTTAGAAGCCAACAATACAGGCTTCGGTAGCATTCTGCGGGATTGCTGGTCATACGGTAGCGACGGCGTAGGCATCCGCATGCAAGGTGGTGGAATCACCGATGTGCATATTATCAACGGCGATATTGGCTACAACGCGGAAGCTGGTGTTGTACTGGCGACATCTTGCTCGGTAACTGGCGCTGTGATTTGGGGCGAACAGCTACCAAATTCTGTCGGCGTACTGACAGCCGGCCTGTCCTGGCAAATTATCGGATGCAAGATCGAAGGGCATGGACGTTACGGCATTGTAGTTTCGACTGGTAATAGTTTCGGCTTCATCAGTGGCAATAAGATTTACGCCAATTCGTTTAATGTCGGGACCACAGGCCAGTACGACGGCATTTACATCGAGCCAAATGCAAATTACGGCACGATCACTGGCAATAAATTCTACGCATCCGTTTCACCAGTTACGCCGTATCTAATGCGTTATGCGGTCAATTTCTCCGGCACGCATGAGTCCTGGACGGTCTGCGGCAATGATATGTCTGGTCTTGGAGTGCAGGGCATCCCGACAACCACTCGCGTCGTTAATGGCATCCTGGAAACCGATAGGTTTGATGGTAACTGGATTCGCACCAGCGTTAAGGCGCGGCTTTCGGCAAATGTCAACGCCACCGCGGCGAACGCCTGGACTGTGCTCCCGTACGACCTGGAGGATTCCGACCCAATGGGGGAATTCGCCAATGGCACATTCACTCCGAAAAATTCGGGGCGGTATCGCATCGAGGCGGCAATAACGTGCGCACCAGCGGCAGCTGGTGAGAATCTTGGCATCGCTCTGTACACAAGCACAGGCACGGCCATCCGCCGCCTGGCGTTCTTCCGTTCCGAGGGGACGAACGTGGAAATGGCGGCTGGATGCCTTGATGAATTTCTCACGGCCGGGACCGCTTACGACATTCGGTATCTAGTAGGTAGTACATCCACGCAATTTCAAGCTGGCGGCCCTTTCACCTATGCGCGCATCCGCGCTGTGCCGAATTAAGGGGGAACGCAATGCCTATCATCATTTCCCCGCTCATCTTCCCGGTGAAGACCGCGGACGTGCTGTCGCGCACCGGCCCCTAAAATATGCCAATCGCCATCCCGTACACCGCGCCAGCACAGCCCGCCCCCGGCGAATTCGTATCGCTCTACGACGAGTTCGAAGACGCGTGCAGTGTGCTGGTGCCGGTGGATATCTTGGGCACCCCGGGCGCCATCACGTCGATTACGGCGGGGGGCGTAGCGCTGGCGGAGGACACGAGCGCGGTGTACGACCCTGAGGCCAGCTACGCTACTGGTGACCGCGTCCACAGTCCAGTAACGCATAAAGTGTACGAGAGTGTAAAAGACAACAATGTCGGGAAAGACCCAACTTTGCTGGTAAATCAGACCACGGCTACGGGGGTCGGTACCTGGTGGTTTGAGGTTGGACCGACCAACCGCGCCGCGATGTTTGACGGCCTGGTTAGCAGCCAGACATTGGCGGCCTCGCCGCTGGTCATCACGCTGCGCCCCGGCGCGTTCAACGGCTTCGCGCTGTTCGGAGTGGATGCCGACGAGATGGACGTGCGAGTGCGCGCGGCCCCCGGTGGCCAGATCATTTACGACGAGGTGGACACGCCGTTGGAGGGCTCGCGGCCGGCCGACTATTACGAATACTTCTTCGAGCGGTTCAAGCCCCTGCGTCAGGTTATCCGCGTCGGCATCGACCCATACGGCGACTCGGAGATCGTGTTGACCCTGCGCCGCGCCACCGGGAATGTCGGGCTGGGCATGTTCGCTATCGGTGACCTGCGCCCGGTCGGTATTCCCCAGCGCGATGCCAGCGTGGAGCCGCAAGACTTCAGCGTCATCAAGCAAGACGCGTTCGGCAACACCCGGGTGACGAAGCGACCGAACGCCACCGGCATGTCGATCACTACGGTGATGGAGAACGAGGAGGCCGGCGCGGTGCTGCAGACGATCAAGGACGTACTCGGCGTACCTGTGGTAGTGATCGGCAGCGGCAAAAACCTATTCGAATGGCTGACCGTATTTGGCCTTATCAGCGCGCGCATGTCTCCTGTACCATGGCCATACGCAACGCTTAACATCTCCGTGAAAGGGCTCATCTAATGGCCGTCCAGAATCCACCGCCGATCGATCCGGTCCCGACCCCGCCAATCCAGCGCGGGGATCGGGCCACGTTCTCCAGCCGCGTCGACGCGTTTATCATGTGGCTGGTGACCGCAGTTGCACAATTCCGAGCCGTGGCTCTGAACGTGTCCGCGAACGCCACCGATGCCGCTACAAGCGCCAGCGCAGCGGCCACAGCCAAGGCCGGTGCCGAGACCGCACGCACCGGCGCGGAGACCGCCAGGACGGGCGCCGAGACTGCGCGAACCGGCGCCGAGACAGCCAGGACCGGCGCTGAGACCGCACGGGATGCGGCCCTGAACAACGTCACCGCGCTCACCGCCACCAGCACCAGCTCGCACACGATCGGTGCCGGCGCCAAGACTTTTATCGTGCAGGCTGGCAAGCAGTTTATCCCCAACGAAAATGTCTACATCGTCAACCCGACGAACGGGGCGATGTGGATGGCCGCCACTGTGACTAGCTACAGCGGAACAAGTCTGGTCGTGAACGTGGTGGCGGTGAACCCGGCAACCGCAGGCAATTCTGCATCCAACTGGGCTATCACCGTGTCGGGCGTTCAGGGACCGCCGGGGCCAACCGGCGGCGGGCTGACGGGCGGCAATCTGGATGGCGCCTTGAACGAGCGACAAGCGAACAGCGTTCCGGTATCCGCGTCGCCTGATATCTGGAGCGGCCTGGGTAATCTGATCCCCTTGACCGGTACCGGTACCGTCAACAGCTTCCCCGCCGCGCCACAAACCGGTGCGCGCCGTACCTTGCTCCTCAACGGCGCGGTTACTTTCACCGACAGCGCCAACCTGATCGTTGCCGGCGGCACCCTCACTTTTGCGGCTGGCGATCTGGTCGACGTGATAGCGGAGGGGTCCGTTACAAAGTTTCGGGTGACCGCACGTCGCCGCGACGGCAAAGCCACGGTGGGCTCGCGCACTGTTGTTCAGGTGCTCACGTCGAGCCAAATGTGGAACGTGCCGGCTACCGACTTCGAGGTGGAGATCTGCGGCGGCGGGCAAAACGGCATGACATCTTCCGAACGAGGCGGTTCCTGCGGAGCCTACGCCAAAAAACAGTTCAGCGGTGCGGTGGTAGGTTCGACGGCCAGCGTAGTGGTTGGCGTCGGTGGCGCGGCCACCACGAGCGGTACGCGCAACAACGGCGGCAACTCGTCCTTTACTTTGGCAGGCTTTACCACGGTCACGTGCGAAGGCGGCAAGGACGGCAACGCGGTGGCGGCCGGCGGCGATATCAATATCAATGGTGTCCGTGGATTCTTGGCAACCTCCACCGCAACCTACGACGTTAATAATTCCGTCTACGCAAGTTATACGGGCGGCGCCGGGGCTGACGGTATGTTAGGCAATGGCGCCAGGGATACCGCGCAGGGCGCTACCGGATACGGTTCTGGAGGAACATCTGGCACGCAGAGCGGATCTACCGTGGCGTTCCCCGGCGGCCTGGCCGATCTCAACGGCAGCGCCGGTCGCCCCGGCGTCTGCATCATTCGCTATCAGGTGTGACCATGGATTTCCCACCCTACCCCTGCACCGGCCAGGAAGAAGTATTCAACGACGTGCAGATCCTCGACGCCGATGGCAGCGTGGTAAACACGATCGTGGCGTCGGCCTGCTTCGCCGATTATTACTGCCACGTGTTCGGCGGCAGCTGGCGCCGCAAGGAAGCCGAGAGCACAACGCCGCCGGCACCGCAGTATCCAGGCGCGAACATGGTTGACGAATCCGAAGAAGCGGCGCCATAATCCCGTTTCCATCCCTCAATAACTGAAAGGCAACACCATGCGCAAGCTCTACATTGGCGGCGAAGACGAGAACGAAGCAGGCAACGGCAATCCTCCGCCGAAGCGTCAACAGGTCCCTGTTGAAAAAGACCCGATCGACACGCCGGCTGAGTCGAAATAATGCTGCTGCCCAGCTACGGCATGCTCTTGGGCATTGGCCTTCTTGCCAACCTGAGGGACTGGCGTATGCTGGCGCTTACCCTGCTCGTCGGTGCAAACATTCTTGCTCCGATACCATCGAATAACCGGGAGGAATTTTTCTTCTGGTGCATTATTGCTGAACTATGTTTGCTGCTCGGGGCTTTCCTTCTGCGAGCCAGAGCAAGTATTATCGTTATTCAGTTCGCCACCGTACTCGTCGTGATTCATGTCATGGGTTACTATTTGGGGACACCCCACCTTAGCCCGTACCGCGTCATTGTCAAGGTGTGCGAATACTCGCAACTCTTCCTGTGCATCGCGTTTTCCCCGGGCTTGTTCACGAGCCTGCGGAACCGCCTATCATGATGCGCCGAATTCAAGACCAGCTTTCCCCTTTCCTCCGATGCTATCTCGGCCTTCAGGCCGTGATTACCTGGGCTAGTTCTTTCCAGAACGACGAGTCGACTCTGCACGAAATCTCATCGACAGCAGACGGTGGCCTTTTCATTTGGGGGATCGGCATCTGCGGGGCACTCATGCTGTTGGATTTGTTCATTAATGATTGGACTCCCGACTGTATACGTATCGGAAGGAAACTATTTCCTGTACACTGGTCCAATGTCTGGAAAAACAGACACTGGCTGTTTGTTGGCATTGCCGCATGCTACGCAGCCCAGCCGCAGATCGCGGACGTATCCGGGCAGTCTTGGTTCGTCATCCTCATCTGTTACTTCCAAGCCGTTGCCCACATGGCCGCAGCTTTCATTGATGCCGGCGAAAGATCAAGGAGGCTTTGGTGGCAAAGAACGCAAACCAACTGAGAAACTTCGTTTGGGCATGCATGATGGTCGCTTGGGCCACAGCCGCTTACGCTGCTGAATTATCCTTTGCCGAAGGTATCGAAACAGTCCCTTTCAAGGCAGTAGTCTACGTATTCTTTCTGTCTGTTCTGGGCGGGATGGCGGCCACGCTGCCAAAGATGCTAAGCCCGGCTATCGTCATCAAGAATCTGCCGCTGGAAATCATCAAGGACGTTGTTTGCTCGTTCGTGGCTGGCTTGATTCTCTTCCTCATCTCAATTTGGCAGGAGTGGCCTTGGTCCCTTACCTGCCTGTTAGTTCTGCTGGGTGGCGCTGGCAACGCTAAGGTCATTGACCTGGCACTGAATAATGGCCTATTCCCAAAGCTGGGCCAGGCATTCGGCAAGGGCGCTGACCCCGTACCGCCACCGGCGGTCCAACCCATGCGCGAGGAAACGCCTCAATGATTACGACCTGTCTGGATGATTCTTTTTTAGATAAGACTCACGTGATCTACGGGGCTTAAGTCTTTTTGATGTAAAGGCTTGTTCTAGGCTATAGCCAGCCCGGAGTCTTTCGTTCAAGGTCGTCGGAGACAGCCCGATATGCCTACAAGCCGCCGCCATCGAGGGGAATTCGATCCCGTCTATCGTGATTGAAACCATTGCACGACAGTGCTCTGTCACTTGCTCATGCATTGAGGCCCAGCGGCAATTTGCTGGCTCGTAATGTCCATTAGGATCTATGCGATCAATTGATTCTTTGTCTTCTGGTCGTCTTCCCATATCTTCCAAAAACTTCGGGAAGTCATGTAGCCAAGCCTCGCAAACTCGGATACCACGGCCACCCCAATTGTTGTAATTCTTATCTGTTTTTCTGTAGCAACGACTCTTCATCCTTAGCCAAGTCTTGTACTCTATCGTGGCTTTCCCTCGTTTCTTTTCGCCATGTTTAGTGATAGCATCGGCTTTGCGAGCTTTTGTCAAAGGTTGATTGGCAACCTGTTTCATAATCCTTGAGCGATCACATCCGCAAGAGGAGGCGCCGGCAATTTTTAGACTTCCGCCTTGACGAGTGCAAGTTCGTCCGCACTCACATAGACACTCCCAAAAGGAGCCGCCATTTTGGCCAGGCTTGTTTGGCGCACGTTGCAAGACGGTCAGCTTGCCAAATTTTTGACCTGTGATATCGATTAGTCTCATACGTTAACTGTATAGAAGAAACCACTAAAAGGCAAGCCATGACCCCGCAAAGACTACTCACTACGGCCATCAACCCAGCTCTAGCTGAACTGGAACTGCAGGGCGTTGCGCAGAATGTGCATGCCGCTCGATTCCTGCTGGCGATTGCGCTTCAGGAGTCTGCTCTACGTTACAGACGACAAGTTAGCTCGGGCGGCGTCGAAAATGGCCCAGCCTCGTCATACTGGCAGTTCGAACAAGGTGGCGGGTGCAAGGGCGTTCTAACGCATAAGGGCGTGGCGTCGAAGATGCTGAACATTTGCAACGCCTACGACGTTAACCCGACGCCGGCCGGCCTGTGGGAGGCAATGCGCTACAACGATATTGTTGCGGCCTGCGCGGCACGCCTGCTGATTTACACGCTGCCGAAGGGTCTTCCGGTTACGGCAGAACACGGCTGGGACCAATACCTTTCAGCATGGCGCCCAGGTAAGCCCCACCCTGAAACATGGGCCAAACACTGGCAGTCCGCGGCCTTTATCGTCGGCCTGAAATCATGAGCATCCTGCCCACTTGGCCAATTGCCGCGGGCGCCCTGGTGGTCGGCTTGGCCGGCGGCTTCTACTTCGAGCACACGCGCCTGGGCGCAAAGATCGACCGGATGGAGGCGGCCTATTCGGAGGAACTGCGGGTGCGGGAAGTGGCGCGCTCGTCGGCTGAACGCAAGGCCCGGGATATCGAGCAGCGCGCCGCGGTGCAAGCTGGGAAAATCGAACAGGATAAACAAGATGAAATCGCTAGGATTCGCGCTGACAGCGCTTCTGCTATTGCCCGGCTGCAGTCCCGCCCCGATCGTAAGCCCGCCAGTCCAGGTGCAGTGCCCGGTGCCGCCCCCGCTTGCGCGGGTGCCACTGGGGCAGAGCTATCAAGGCCAGATGGAGAATTTCTTGTCGGGCTTGCTGGACGGGCAGACGAGCACCGCGCCGCCCTCCAGGCCTGCTATCGGTGGGCGGACGAAGTGATCAGCGCAAGCCAAGCGCCAGCCCAATAATCCCGGACAGCGCGAAGAAGCAGAACACGAAGACGGCCACCGCTAGGCTGTCGTCTTCTCGTTTAGTGCGGGCGATCCACTGCTGCACAGTTTCATCATCACGCATTTCGAGTCCGCTCCTTTCCAGTCGGGCCCATTTGACGGCGTGCTTCGTCCTTTTCGTTCTTGGTCATTTCTCCCCGAGCTGAGTCGCCAGGGACTACAGCGGAACTTATCTCGGCCCATTCCAGCTTCTCATATTCCTCCGCAGTCTCGGCCCCCGGTTTCTCCGCGCTAATGAAAAATTGAGTGATGATCATTTTACCTTCTCCAGTTCCGCGAGCAGCGCATCGGTGTAATCGACTGCGGCGCGCACGTTGTAGTTGATATCGTACTGCCCGCGGCCGCCGTTCGTTTCGACCAGTTTCAGCAGCAGATCTTTGGCCAGTTCCTCGCGGCGTGCTTTGCGGCGTGCCTCTATTTCAGCTTGCAGGCCTACGTTCGGGTAGAAACGAGGAATCATCTCATTCCCTCCCGCGACTTGGCCGACATGATGACCGCCACGCCCCAGCCGATGCCCGTCCAGCCGAAGAACAGCACGACGAAGAAAATAGCCCAGCGCTTGCCGGGGCGCGCGGCCCAAGCCGGCGCGAAGAAAATGATCAGGCCGACGAGCAGCCAGATGGTGATAACGAGGTGGTCGGAAGTCATGATTCTCTTTCAGGTTACAGTTAGGCCATCGCCTTGATAGTCGGGAGCATGTCAACGCCAGTCTTGCCGAACTTGCGAGCCAACGCGCCTTGCAGCTGCTTAACCTGCCACTGCAGATCGTCGCGCTCTTTGGTGACGAGTTCCAGGGCCGCGGCGCGCTGGTTGTTCTTCATGCGCAGTTCGTTGTTCTCGCGCTGCATCTTCCGAACTTCTTCGTGCATGGTATCGAAAGCTTGCGTAAGTACGCAGGGATGGCTAGTGGACATGGTTGTCTCCTTTCACTGTCCGGCGTTGAAGGTCTTGAAGCTCGTATGCTGCTTTGTACTGGTCTCGCTCGGCGGTGACTTCGGCTAGCTGGCGCTGCAGTTCCGCGAAACGCTGCGCCATGGTTTTCCATTCTTCGCTCATGGCTTCACCTTCTGCTTTTCCGCGAACTCCTGACACAAAGCATCGATCTGGGCGTCAAGCTCTTTCATATCGATCTCGGTCGTTGTGTAGAAGCCCGCTTCGGTATCGCCGTTCCAATCGTTCACATCGGCCCAATCTTCTTTCCGTTCGCGCAGCCGAAGTTTCAATGCTTCCGCTAACTGCTTGAATAATTCGGTCATGTCTGTTCCTTTTTTTTCTTCGCCCACCTGGCCAGCACTGCGGCCCTGGCGGTTTCACTGTTGAACTTGTTGGCCTTGCCTAGCTCGTGTGCCCGCTTGCCGGCCTGGCTGCTGACTTCTGCCAGCTTCACCGGGTCCATGGAGGCAAAGCCATCCTTGCGTTTCTTCTTCTGCTTCGGTTTCAACATTGACATTCCAGTACGATGAGGGAGGTAAGGAGGAACGCGCCTGCGCCGGCCAACAGGTAGAGAGTGACGAGCGCGTGGCGGTCGAGAAAACGATCGATGAGCTTATTCATACGTAACCTTTCGAGAGGGATTAGGACACGTGCGTTACGCATCCATGTATGAATAATAGGCCGGCTGCGTATGATACGCAAGCACTATTTTGATGTGTGTTGCATCCACCAAACGCGCCGGCTCTCGACCTGGTCAGCTGGCGCAGGCTTGAAGTCGCGGCATCTAACGTCGCGATCGATGTGCAAAAGGACGTCGACCGGCTGCGCGAGGCAGCGGCCGTATCCTTTGCGCGCTTCTTCCTTCGGTGCCCGTTGAAGGCTGAAGCGCGTGCAGGCTATGCAGGGGGTTTTCAAGAGAGAAGAGGGGGATTGCCAGGGCCCGAGGTGAGCTCGGCGGCGTCGACCATGCCCAGCTGCAGCAGCGAACCGGTCTTGCCATTCTTGATGACAGCTATTGCCTTCTCGCGCTCGCCAATGAGCATCACGCCTGCATTGTGCTGCATGCCCTGGGACGAGTTTTGAGAGCTCGCCAAGCCGATTAACGATGGGGCGTAGGCCGGAATCTCACCGCGCGAACGAAACGCCCTGTAGCGCGTTTCAAACTCTTTCGCGATGAATGGCCATTCGTCTTCGTTCTTGCCACACAGCGCGACCCATCCGCCCATGTCCGCTATCACGCGGTGGATGATCGGATCGTCGAAGGCAACGTCTTGGTAGATACCGACCGAGCGTACGCCGCGGTCCACCTTGGCCCAGGCAATCTTCGCTTGGTCATCGGTGCGGCCGGCGAGCATCTTGACGATATCGGCAACCTTGGGCATCCACATGCCGGTATCCGGGTTCTGGGTATGTGCCCAGCAGGCTTTCTCGATCGCCGCGAAGTCGTATTGCCGCAGTCCTTCCCAATAGAGGCCCAGGACGGCGCGTGAAATCTCCGACTTGTAATAGTCGGACAGCCCGGTGATCAAGGCCGCGAACCGCCGCTTCTCCTCCAGCACGTTGTCCACGGGTGCAGACTCCAGCCAGTCTTGCGCGCTGTTCGCCGTCGCCTGGCCGGCTTTACCCAAGTGCGGCACCTTTGAACCTGCAGCGCCAGCAGATCCGCGCACGGGATCCGGCTCAAAGACGCCCTGCCAGCTGTTCTCCACCGACCGATTCAGTATAGCTTCTACGTCGTGGCCTGCAGCGCGGAATCCGTCAAGCTTGATGATGATAAGATCCGCGGCGCGATCTGTCATGGGCTTCTTGATCTTCCTGCGCATTTCAACAAATCCGGCCCATGCGGCGGTGGGCATCCAATCAGGCGTCTGCATCATCGTCCTCGCAGGAAAGGCAGTAGGTCAATCGGCCAAGGTGAGTGAGGCGATAGCCTTTAACTATTACAGGGAACCGGCCTTCAATGGTATAGCTCGCCTCTTCCAGGTAGCCGTCTTCCGCGAGAACTTCCGCCAGGCGCGACTTGGTTTGGAAAAGATTCTCGCCGTTCACTTCGGACGTGAAGGCGCGTTCAAGCATGTCCATTGTTCGCTTATTCATGCTGCGCTCCCGTACCTGCGAGCCAAAAAGACTTGGCCGGCGCCCGTCACGCGTGTGGTGAACGTCGGGTGAGTCTCGCCCTTGCTGTCTGTGTAGGGTTCCTGCTCAATCACCGTGAAGTATTCCCGGTCCAAGTATTTCTGGTAAGGCAGATTGTTCTGCATGAGGATGCCATCGTCGCGCAACTGCTTGAAGAATTTGTTACGTCCTATACCGATCGTCTTTGCAATCTTATCGACGCTGCATACACCATCGACGGCGCGGATCGCTTCTGCGAAGGCGACCTTCGGCGCGTCTGCCGCGATCTTCGCATCCTGCTTCTCAACGCGTTCTGTGTAGGCCAGCAGGGCGGCACGCAGCGCAGCCGGATTGTTCAGGTCAAGAACGGCCGGCGCGGCCGCTTCGAGCTCTTGCCAACGGTCGACAAGACGAGCCGTAAATTCCGGAGAGAGTTGAGCAACCACAACGTAAGAGTCGCGCTTGCCGATATGATAGACACGTTCGCAGACGCCATTTGCTCCGGGGGTCCCATCCACAAATTGTGGGTAGGATATGAGACCTTTTTGCGAAAGCGTGACAATGGTCCGCTTTACGCTGTCGTGCCGTTTTTCGGTCAACTCAGCCATTTCCTTGCTGGTCATCCGTGGTTCTTGCTCTGATGCTACTAAGTTAAGGTGATTCATTGTTTCTCCTATCTGCCAATAAGGTAGTACGTTAGAGGTATATCCGAGGGCTCTGAGCGGACCTAGACTTAGCCTAGATCCTTCACAACGCATCCGGTGGGACGTCGCTGACCCGACAGCCTTACGTGTTTGGGGTGCTATCTTCGACGCCCCATTCCGGTGTTTCAAACACTACGCCCCAGTCCCGGTTCTTGCCGCTTGCCCTGGTGCTTGCGTTCCCAACAGGCGGCTAGTCGATGTGGCGCGGAAACGAAAAAGCCCTCAGAAGTATCGGCTCTTTCTCGTGGCAGCGATTGGGATTTAACCCTAGAAGGAGCCGAGGCTTATGAGGGCTTCGGTTATTCGTCAACGCTGCCACATCGACAAAACGAATGCTACACAAGCCCGAAGCGATACGCAAGCAAAATCATTCAATCGTGAGCTGACGCGGATCATCCCGGCTCACGTAGATGAATCCTGAATCGCAGTCTTCCTTCCCCACCGCGACCGCCAGCGCCGCAGCCCGCCGGCACACTGGCGAGAACTGCCGCTGGAAAAGGCACCCGCGGCACGTCTTCGCCGGCACCGCGTCATAGTTCATCGACGCTGGGTCGATCGCCTGGACGTCGAATAGGTCGATGAAATAGTTCATAGCAGCGATTCCTGAATTTGCTTGACCGGTTCAGGCGCGAACAGCTGGCCTTGAGCTACAGCGCGCTCGATTCTTTTGCAAGCGATATCGAAGTAACGTTCGTCGCGCTCTATGCCGATAAACTTGCGGCCCAGCTGAATTGCTGCTACGCCGGTCGTGCCGCTTCCCATAAAGGGATCGAGAATGCTGGCGGGCTTGCCGGCTTGCTCTATAGTCCAGAGCATCACGGCGAGCGGTTTCTGGGTCGGGTGCCCAACGCGCTCTTTGTTCGTTTGCGAGATCGAGCACGAAATCTGCCGTGTGTTGCGATCGAGGTTCGTCCAGGCCATCTCAAAACTTCCCATCGAGGGAGGCGCATCCGGCTTATGCCAAGTGAGCCAGCCGCGGACAGGTGGCAACGGGTAGTAATTCCCACCCCAAATCACCTGAACGTCACCCATTGCTCGTATCTGGTCGATGTCGATGGCGATCTGCCCGTCCCAGTCTTCAGGCTTTTGCCCTGCTGCGCGTTGCCACTTCGTAGGCATGGCCGCGAAGTTAATGCCGTATGGCGGGTCCGTAATGACCGCCGCGACCCGGCTTAGCTGTGGCAGAATCGCCTCGCACGAGCCCAGATACAGGGTCGCATCCCCAATGATTACAGGTTGCATTCGGGCATCTCCCATGCTGGCACTTCAAACGGCATCCATCCGAGCACATGCTCGTTGCAGTCGGAGAAGCGAGTAAAGCCTTCTTTCCGCCAGCAGACGTAATAGGCGTCGAAGATTCCAATGCCAACTTGCACTGGCCCTTCTTCACTTTGGAATGCTACCCATACCCGTTCGTTGTGCTTCGGGCAGCTAGAGAGGGCCGCCGAAAGCCATTGGTTTTGTTTCATGAGTTCTCCTTCTTCGCCTTCCTAATGCGTGCCATGTAGTCAGCCTTGATGGCCTGCAGCTGCTCGATTGTGTATTTACGTGGCGTCTGGTCGGCTTCCAGCGATTCGACTGCTTCTAAGCCGATCCGAGCGACGAGGCCCTTGCGGAAAAGGATCTGGTTTCCGCTCAAGTGAACGTTGCACCAGTGGCATTGCCGGGCCAGGTTGTTTTCCTCAAGCGCCAAGTTCGGCCGAGATCCGCGGGTGATGAAGTGACCGGCGTCGAACTTCTGGCCGTGGTCAGTATGGCCACAGGAGATACATGGCTTGCCGGCGTCGCGCACTTCGCGTATCCACTTGTTCAAAGCGGCCTGCGCTTCCCTGAAGTAGTCGGCCCGGGTCTTGAGCTTAAGCTTGTCCTGCGCCCGTTCCTTGCGCCGCTGCCTCGTTATCTGAGTGGTCGCCATCTTTTTGAGTAAGCCTTGCGCACATTCCACTGAGCAAACCTTAGACGTGGACGACACCGGCTGATACTCCTTCGCGCAGATGCGGCACTTCTTCGGCTTGAGCTTTCGCTGCGCCGGCTCCTTCTGCACGAAAGGCGTGCGCTTGAGAGCCGTTTTTCTTTCCAAGCTCATGCCACCGCCTCGTCAGAGTGCGCCGGCCCGTCACCCAACAAGGCGCGGTCGAGCCAATGCCTGGCCATGCCGATCTGCTTTGCCGCAGTCATCACTCGCTTGGGCTGCTCGCCTTTGATCGGACGTTCCGGCTTGCGGCGCTCGGCTGCATCGGTGAATACCATGCCTTCAGGCGGCACCAGCGGGAAGCCGTATGGGCGGTACAGCACGGTGTAAGAGCCTTTCGCCGTCGTACCAGTGGCGATCGTCAGCTTATTCTCAGTCGGCAGTAAAGTGAGCACGCCGGACAAATGAGAGGACGAGCGCTTAAGATGCCGCGCGACCATTGCGTTAGTAACGGCGGTAGGTTGAGATTCGATGTAAGCCAGCGTGGCTTCGATGAGTGCTTTTCCGGCGCGCATTATGCTGCCTCCTTTACGGTGATGGTGTTGAGGAAATTCATTGCCGTCTGCTTCGCCGTGACCAGCCTGCCCACCTCAATCTGCGTGAGAGAGCGGAGGTAGTAGCTGACCGTATGGCGCACGGCCTGATACTCGCCAGTCGTCAGCGAGATCGGCTTGCTCGGATCGCGGTTGCAAGCGCGGCACCACAGCGCCCAGCATTCGACCGCTTGCTTGTACAGCGGCCGGTTCTCCATGCCTGCCCACAGAGCTTGCGCCGTGGCTAGGTGCTCGGTAAGCGTGTTCGTGATCGAGTTCGGCGCGCGGCCGCGCTTCACTTCGTCCAGGCAGATGAGCACTAGCGTCGAGATCGTGTCTGCGTTTTCCTGCGGGATGCGGTTCTTTGCTGCGATGAGAAGCAGCGGGTTGATTGGGGCTGCGCGTTTCATTTCTTCTCCTTCCTCACCTTGCGGTATGTCACTTCCGGCTTGACCATCACGAGGCCAATATCGTTGAGCATTTGCTCGGTCGGCAAAATCTTGTGATGCAAGACCCGCGACAGCACGGCAGCGCTAGTGCCCCATGCCGCAGCTGCGTCGTTCTGCGTTTCGTAGTTGTTGCGAATGTGCGACTTGAGAGCGCGCACCATTTGATCCCGGTCCATACAGTTCCTTTCTCGTGTTGATGGCTCAATCGTACTCAAGTCCGGCCAGCATAGCAAGCAAAAGATTTGCGCGTATCAAACAAAAGATGGTTGTGCATTATGCGGGGCCGTGGCATGATGTTGTTCATCGGCGCTGCATCGGCGGCGCGAAACGGGAGAAGAAGATGACGAAGGTTTCTATTGAACTTGTGATTGACGCGGAAGACGTTGCGCGCGGCTTGTTTGGATTGCAGCGGGAGGAAGCTATTGCCGTTGTTTGCGAACTGGATGCGATGACTGCAGAAGTCGATTTCACTGAGCAGTTAGTACGGAAATTGGTCGAGTCGCTGAAGGGTGATATCGACGGCGGAGAATCATCTACGCTCGACTTCATCGACTGGAGCAAGGTGCAGTACAGGCCTCACACTTGACGGGATTCGATCATGCCAAGACAAAGCGCCCCATCCCGCCGCGCCGACGAAGAAGCCGAGGCCGAGCGTTATTCGATGTTGTTCGAAGCCGCGCACGCCGCCCAGGTGCGCGAGTACTTCGAAACCGGCGGCAGCGATCCGGACTTCAAGCCGGACTGGGCAAAGATCGACGCTGCAGTAAAGCGTCAACTGAACAACGAATACGTCCAGCGCCAGATTGGCCGCGCGCTGGGCGATGATGATTAGACGTGCGGCCCCAGCCGGCGGTGGGCAACACCGGCAGCGCGAGGCAGTAGCTCCGAAGTACCTCTGTTGATCGCGTAGCAAGCATGCTCAAATGCCGGTGAGGTGGGATGCCTCTTTACCTCTCGAAAGGAATGAATTTTGGAAACATTAGTAGACGTCCCAGGTTATGAAGGGAGATACGCTGTTGCGGCTGACGGCAGAGTGTGGGCCTATCCGAACGCTTCTCGGTCTGTTGGTCGATGGCTGAAGACTTCAATCAACAACTGTGGCTACCCATATGTCGTGTTCCTTAAGGATGGAAAGAGGAAGACCTTGTATGTTCATCGCCTGGTAGCGAAAGCATTCTTGGCTGAATCCGAAAAGCCACAGGTCAACCATAAGAACGGTATCAAGCATGACAACAGGGCCGAGAATCTCGAGTGGATGACGGCCAGCGAAAACAAGAGCCACGCGTACCGCACTGGCATAACCAAGATCTCCGAGAGCCAACGGAAAGCATCATCTCGAAACATAACCAGTTTCAATTTATCAAAGGTAGCGCGATGAACGAAATCATTCCCTTCAACCAGTTGGAAGCGATGGCCAGCTACATCGTAAGGTCGAAGTTATTCGGGGCAAAAGATGAGAGCCAGGCCATGTCGCTCATGCTTTTGGCTCAGGCTGAAGGATGCCACCCTATGACGGCTATACAAGATTTTGACGTCGTGCAAGGTCGGCCGGCACGCAAGACACATTCGATCCTTGCTCGGTTCCAGGCGGCCGGCGGCTCCGTGGCGTGGGAAGAGATCAGTTCGACCCGGGCATGCGGCACGTTCAGCCATAAGCAAGGCGGCGCGCTGCGCGTTGAGTGGACGTTCGAACAGGCGAAGAAGGCCGGACTCACCGGCAAGGACAACTGGCGCAACTATCCGCAAGCCATGCTGCGCGCTCGGTGCATTGCGGAAGGCGTGCGTGCAGTATTCCCCGGCGCCATTGGTGGCATGCTGACCGTCGAGGAAGCGCAGGACGTCGAGCCGGCGCCGCAGCCGATGAAGGATATCAACGCCGCGCCGCAACACGTGGTCGAACATAACTGGATCGGCATAGCTGAAGACTGCCTTTCGTCTGAACAGCTGGCACTGGTTTGGAAAGAAGGCGTTGCCGATATCCAGAAGGCGAACGACAAGCCGCTGTATGACCGATTTAAAGCGGCTGTGGCGCGTCGCAAGGCTGAACTGGTAGCAGCGGAGCAGCCAGCGCCTGCGAGCGAGCCTGACGCCGATTTCGTGGCCGGTATGGACGCTGGAGATGCGAATGGCTGAACAGAAGACCGAAGCCTGGCTGCTCGAGCGGCTGGGCCATATCACCGGCTCGCGCTTTGGCGAGGTGATCGCGATGGACAAGACCGGCAAGCGGTTCCTCAAGTCGCGCGAAACGGCGATCACCGAGATAACGCTTGAACTGCTGACCGGTCGGCCTGGCTCCATGTGGACGTCGAAGGCTACCGACTGGGGCAATACGTACGAGGCCGCGGCGCGCATGGCGTACGAGGCGAAGACTGGTCACTTCTGCGAGGAGGTGGGGTTCATCACTCACCCGGTCCACAAGCAGGTCGGGTGCTCGCCTGACGGAATCCTAATGGGCGTGAGCCGCGGCTATGAGAGCAAGTGCCCCTTCAGCCCGACTGTTCACCTCGACACGCTGCTCAACGGCATGCCGGAAGAACACATGGCCCAGGTGCAAGGCGGCATGTGGTGTTGCGGGAAAGAGACTTGGGACTTCGTGAGCTATTCGCCTGTCTTCCCGCTCGGCATGCAGCTTTACGTGCAGACCATCGAACGCGATGACCGGTTCATTGCCGACATGGAGGAAAAGGTGCTGTCCGCCGTCGAAGAGATCAACAGCAACGTGAAGCGACTTCTGGAGCGTTACGGGGTGCGGCAATGAGCGACCGATTGATCTTCGTCTTGGCACACGAAACGGCCCGCCGCCGCGCCGTAGAGGCCGTACAGCGGGCCTCTGAAGGAATGGTGGTGCGGATATCGCCGCCGGCAAAGAAGCGAGAGCAGGAGGAAAAGTATCACGCGATGATTGCCGACATTGCGCGCCAGGTCGAATACGCCGGCCGCAAGTGGGAAACGGAAGATATGAAGCGGCTACTGGTGGACGAGTTCGCAGAGGAAATGCGATCAGCCGGCACGCCGCTGCACCATGACGGCCGCGTGGTTCCTAGCTTTGACGGTCGGCGTATCGTCCAGCTTGGCATTCAGACGAGCCGCTTCTACGTGAAGGAAGCAGCGCAGTTCATTGAATACCTGTACGCCTATGGCGCCCAACATGACGTGAGGTGGAGCGCATAGCATTTCCGACGAACCCTTCGAAATAAAGTACACATCTTGTCTCATATGATGTATATTTAAGTCTCACCAACCAACCTCTCGAAGGGTTCAAAATGGCAGGAAAACAATCCTCGGCAATGGACAAGGCTCAAAAAGCGATCGAGTCCGGCCGCATGACCAAAGAGGCCGCGGCGGCGAAGTTCCAGCTGTCGTCGGTCAGTATCAGTCGCAAGGACTGGTACAAGTCTCACATCGCAAAGCTTCTCCAGGAAAACGGGAAGGCAAAATGACCGACCCCATCAACCAAGAGCACGAAGAAGTTCTGAACTTCGCCCACTCGCTGCCGAGCGGCCTGACGAAAGAGCAAATCTACGTCCGGATTCACGAGCGGGCGAAGTCTGCCGCCTCTGCCGATCAAGCAGCGGGCGTAGTGCCGGCCGGGTGGAAGCTCGTGCCAATCGAGCCGACAGACGAAATGGTTAAAAAGTTTGCCGAGTATGACGTGTTTGACTGCGTTCGTCAGTTCCCGAGTGCGGTCAAGCATATTGCAACTTCGATGTGGGAGCAGGTTTGCGCCGCCGCACCGCAGCCCCAAGCAGTACAGCAGCCAGCAGAGCAAGCGGCAGCAGTGGCCGAAAGCCAGCCAGCAGCGGCGAACCCGTACAGCGATTACCGGGCGACGTACTGGCAAGCCGGATTCGAAGGAAAGGAAATTTGCGCGCCTACGAGGGGCCATGCGCTGGCGGCGTACAGCGACGGTATCAAATCCCGCGCAGCTCCCCAGGCATCAGTGCCGGCAGCCTCCGAAGGGTGGGTCAGCGTGGACGAGCGGCGCCCGACCGACACGAAGAAGAAATATTGGGTGGCGTCGAACTGGGGTGTACGCATGGCGCACCTGCACGTGCCGGAATGGGCGAAAGGCGAGTTCCAAGACGCGCTCACCGACAGCGACGAAGGCATGGACGACTGGGACCGGTCGAAAAGGCCCTTCACCGTCACGCACTGGCAGGAACTGATCTTCCCTGCTGCGCCGGCAACCTGCGACAAAGCGGAGGGGTGAGGCATGCGCGCGAAAACCGACCTGATCGTGATGATCGAAGGCAATGCAGTCCCTGTCGAAGAACTGGAAAGCGGGAGATTGGTTGCCACCGTCCATGAGCCTGATGGCAACGGGTTCCGCGAATGGCACGCGATGACGATGGATATTTTGCAACAGCGCATTGCGCGCACCACGGAGTGAACCATGACCAACCTGAACGAACAACTGCTGCCGTGCCCGTTTTGCGGCGGACAAGCGCAAGACGACTTCATCGAGGACGTGAGCTACATCATCGAATGCTCCGTTTGCGAAACCACGACCGGATGCCAGGACAACGCAGCCGAAGCCATCGCCGCCTGGAACCGCCGCGCCCCTGCGGCAGCTCCCGCACCAGTAGCGGCGATCAAGACGTGGCAGCAGCGCATGGAAGCGCACTACGCGAAGCAGACGAGCGTTCATATGTTGCCCGCCGCCCGCTTCATGGAGGCCGAAATCGCCGACCTTCGCGCCGCTCTTGCCGCAGCACCGCCAGCCCCAGCGGCAGCGCCCATAGTGCAGACCACCAGCTTGACCGATCTGCGCGACCACTTCGGCCACGTGCTGCACACCAGTGAGCCAATCACGCTTTCGCCTGAATCGGCATCGGCGCTGTTCGACGCGATGACGCAAGGTCCGGCGCCCATAGTGCAGCCGGTGGCGTGGATGTACGAGTGTCGGCAGCCCGTCAGGGATCAGGATATCTGGTGCGAGTTCTTCAGCCGCGACAAGCCCGAGCCAGCAAGCTATTTGCGCAACGTTCAGCCGCTCTACGCCGCTCCCACGTCCAGCACGGCGGACGCCAAAGATGCGGCGCGGCTGGATTGGTTGAATGAAAACTTCTTCAGCGACCAGAAAGACGATTGGGACGAGCGGCAAGCGCCGAACTGCATCAAGTGGAAATTCTTCGGCCCCATGAGCGTGCAAGGTGACGTGCGCCGAGTCATTGACGCGGCTATCACCAGCAGCGCCGGCGAGGTGAAGCCGTGAACTGGCCCATATTCTTCGCAGTAATTGCGCTGTTCGGGATCGGCTTCATGTGCGGCTATTCCATCGGCAAGCGAAACGCTCGAGCGGCATAACATCGAAGGGAACACCGTGAACAACGAAAAATGCAAATTCAGCGAAGCATGGCGCGGCCAGTGCGGCGCGGCAGCGGGCGAATCCGGCTATTGCGAGAAGCACGCGGCGATGACGTGCAGCGTGTGCAAGGCCCAGGCCACGCACGACTGCGCCCACACCGGGCAGTTTGTCTGCGGCGCGCCGCTGTGCAACGACTGCGAAGGCCATACCGACATGAGCAAGCCCAGCGGCGCCTGGGGCTTCATGAATCACACGCACCGCCGCAAGCCGGGCGCCGCCCAGGTCGAAGCCGGAAATCCGGCATCGGTCAAATCCCCCGAAATCGAGGGAATTAAAACTGTCGAAATCGACGGAATTAAACCCGAGCGCGCCACCACTGCAAGCGCTGCGCCGACGATTGACACAGGGGCGTTCCGGGCGCTTCTCTGGAATCATCGAAAGGACTCGGACGCCATGCTGGGACAGCATATTGCCGCTCTCATCACCCACATCGACCAGCATGCCCGCGCCCATGCGGAAGAGGCGCGGCGGGAAGCGGTGGCACGTATCACGCACCTGACACATGAGCGAGACACCGCCCGCCGATGCCTGAGAGAGCACGCCAGCGACTTGGCAGCGGTGAAATTGGAGTTGATCCAGGCGCGCAGCCAGATCGCACAGCGCACGGCGGGCGGGGATCGCCTCGCAGCAGCACTGAAAGCCGGATATGAAAGCGGCACCATGGTCAGCGAGGACTTGGGCGGCAAGATCACGCTTCACTACCAGAGCGCGGCCGAGGCCAATGACGCATTCGGCGCGCTTGTGGATGCTTTGGACGTGGCGCCAGTGGCAGAGGCAGCAGCGCAGGCGGATGACAGCGGCGACACGCTCTCGGACTATGACAAGATCCTGCGCGGCAGCGTGCCGGAACGCTGGAAAGGCTGCACAAGCCCAATAGGCGCAGTGCAGTCGTATATCGCGGAACTGGAACAGCGCCTGGCGCAGTATGAGCCGGATTGGATCGACAACGAATTCGATATGGGCGAGTGCAATCCGCATGGCCTGCCGAGCGGCGCCGCCCTTCGCCAACCGGTCGCGCTGCCGGATGAGGCGCGCAAGCCGTTGAAGCGGTTGACAGAGGAAGCGGTAGGAAAATTGGCGCGCGAGCATCTGACCGTCAATGTTGATGGAACGTGGTTCAGCGGCTACGCGGCAGACATTGACGCCTTTGCGCTCGCTGTGATGGACGAAATGGATGCCATCGACGCTGGCTGTGTTGCTGCGAAGCAGGCCCGGAAGGAAGGTGCATGATGGGCTGGGCACAATGGACCGCGCTGGGCATCATGGCCGGCGCTGGCATCACCATCGGCGCGCAGGCGCTGCTTCGGCGAGCGTTCGGGCAGGCCGGGAAGGAGGCGTGATGTTAGAACGCGCATCCCCTGCGCAGCTTCGCCGGGCGCTGGAGCTGGCCAACCTGTTCGTGAAGATGGGCATCAACTTCGTGCCGGTGCCGGTCGCCAATGAAGAAGAAGCGCGAGCCCTGGCTGACCGGCGCTGGCCAAATTTGAGCGGATGGAGCGGGCCGCTGCTGCACCACCAGAAGGAAAGACCAAGTAACCGCCAGCCCGGAGCGCTTCCGGGCAACCAAAGAACAACGGAGAATCACATGCTCATCTTGATCAGTATCGCAATGCGCCTTGGCCTGTTCGCCTACTACATGGCGATGGCCGTCCTGTCCCTGTTCGCGCCCCAGCACGGCCGCATGCTCATCGACGACGCCGAAGAAGCGGTGCGCCGCCGGCGCGAGCGGGCCAGCCCTATCCAGGTGGGAGATAAACTGTGACCGAACTGGACTACCTGAAACTGGCGGCCCGCGCGGGCGGCCTGCAGATCGACTTCGATAAGCGCAAGGGCGAATACTTCTCGATAGTTGGCACGCCGCACTATTGGAACGCCAGCCTTAATAGCCAGCAAGCGTTCGAACTGGCCGACGCGCTGCGGCTCATGATCGATATCACCACCGAGCGAGTGCGCGTCACATGCGGCCCTATGTCGCACGTTCGCGATATGAAATACGCAACCAACCCGCGCATGGTGGTCAACCGCTGGGCGATCGTCCTGGTGGCTGCCGATATCCAGCTGGCGAAGGAGGGCAGCCAATGACGGCCCGCAGCATGCTCACAAAACTGGCGCAGGAGATCGGCGCCCGGAGCGACTACCACCTGTCCGACCTGACCGGCATCGGCCGCTCCGATTTGTCGCGCATCCGCAGTCAGCCAGGCCGCGGCGAGGGCATGACTCTGGCCACGCTGAAGAAGGCCAGCGAAGCCACCGGGGTGCCAATCGGGCAGCTTGCCGAATGGTGGGCAGAGCCGGGCTAGATCGGGTAGACTAAAAGCACTCATCCAGGAGTGTTGATTTAGCCCCGCACCATGCGGGGTTCTTTTTTTGGGGATGCTATGGCATGGTCTAAGGAAAGCCGCCAGAGCCGTGGATATGGTGCGGAATGGGAGCGGCTTCGAAGGAAGGTGATTGAGCGAGATATGGGCCTATGCCAGCCATGCAAAAAAGAAGGGCGCGTTACTAAATTCGATGCGGTCGACCATATAACCAGCAAGGCGCGTGCTCAGCAATTAGGGTGGAGCAAGAGCCGTACGGAGAGCATGGAGAACTGCCAGTGCATCTGCAAACCTTGCCATGATGCAAAAACTGAGCAGGAGCAAGGCAAGACGAAGAACGCGCCGCGGCCTAAGATCGGGCTTGACGGATGGCCTATCGAATAGTGTTTCGCGGCAAGGAAGAGTCCGCTACAATCTCATCTGACACCCTCTCGATCCCATCCCACCAAGCGAGAGAGCTATGCCCGATGATTCCCCTGACAAAATCCTGATTGGTATTTCAAACGGCCGAGCGCGGTCCATGGCTCGCTTGGCTGACGGAACATATGCCGATCGCGTGGCTGTAGCGGCCGGCGCTGGGCTTGTGACTGATAGCACTGGCCAGCACACATTCGACCTCGGCTCGCTCCCATCTAAGTTCACGTATGACACGGACGGCAACCAGACGAGCGTGACTTACGGACCCGATCCATCCGGCCTGTACGTTCGGCAGACGTCGACCTGGGAAGCTGGACTGTTGATGACCGAATCAGCCTGGGTACTGGTGACGCCATGAGTGAGACTCGCGCAATCAATCAGCTTGCCAAGCAACTGCAGAACAAGCTCCCGAAGTATCAGAAGGATGCACAGGGCAATACTACGGCCATTGAGAGTCCCGATCGAACGCTGGCTATTAGCAAGGCCGGGACGAGCGTGCCGGGTCAAACCGGTGAGCGAGGCTCCCAAGGCGAGCCGGGAATACAAGGCCCGCCGGGATTGCCTGGGAAAGATGGAGCGCCTGGGAAGGATGGCGCTCCGGGTAAGGATGGGCTTAATGGCGCAGATGGCAAGGACGGTCTTCAGGGCCCTCAAGGACTGCCTGGCGCCCCCGGCAAAGATGGTGCGCCAGGGAGGGACGGAACACCCGGTCGCGATGGGGCCAACGGGAAAGATGGGATTGACGGCCTCCCAGGCGAGCGAGGCGAGCGCGGCGAGAAGGGCGAAACCGGACATGCAGGCGAACAAGGTCGGCCCGGCATGGATGGCATACAGGGCGACAGAGGCCCGCAAGGATTCCAAGGTATTCAAGGTATTCAAGGCATCCCCGGGAGGGACGGTGCCCAAGGCATACAAGGTCTACGCGGACCAGCAGGCGCAGACGGTAAGCGTATCGACACGTACACGGGAGTGACCGATTCGGCCGGGCTTTTCACAGTCACGTTTGCCACGCCATTCCCGGCTATACCGACGATCCAGCCCGAGCCGCCATTGGTCGGCAATCAGGTGTGGGTCAAGGTATCGTCCAGCGCCACAGGCTTTTCTATTCGCTTGGTTCAACGCAGCTCTGCACAGTTGCTCGGACTAGAACTTTTGCTAGCCGCAATGACCAACGTTGCAGGCGCGCCCGCTCGTGTCGCAGTAATCGCATCATAGTGCTATACACAACCACGAAATAGTGGTACATTGTATGTACGGCGCCAGGATTTGGGCGCTTTCCCTCTCGAAAGGATGAATAATGGATAAGCAGGATCGTGAGAAATTGCGCAGCATGATGGAGGCGGCGATGAAGGCGCCTGGTACCGAAGAGCAGAAGCAAACTTTTGTTCTGGTGTCCATCTTCGAGGTTCTGATGGCTATTGAGGCAAATCAGGTTGATATGATGGATTTGGCTAATCGCGTGACCTGCGCCGGTAAAGCTATGGCAGTGGAGGCTGTATGAAAACCGCTATCCTCGACACATCCTCGCTGTTCCTCCAGGCAGCGGCCTCCTACTGGGGCATCCCTCCTGACCAGCTGATCATGGGAAAGCAGAGCGGCGCTATCGATGGCGTGTTCAGCGTGCAGATGACCATCGCGCTCACACCTGAAGACCTGGTGGGCATCACGCATCGCATGGGGCAGATGGCACAGCCCGAGGCGCAGGCGCAGGTCGAACCGGTGTTTGTGCCTGATGAGATGAACCTGGAGCAGTTGCGCGACGACTGGGCCGCGCTTACTCAGACCGAGCGTGGTAAGTTCAAGTCGTTTGCGCGGTACAAGGCGCATCGCCAGGAGGAGCAGTTCGACGAGTACTTGACGCAGAACCCTATCAATCTTCCGAATGGAAGGCACCCGGCGTTCAAGGAAGTTGTATCGGTAGGTTGCGAGCAGCCTAGTGAAGGCGTCGGCGGCCGCAAGGTGCAGCATGTCGACGTGGCCGAGGAGCCGGAAGCTGTTGGCGAATTGCCGGCGGCTGTGTGGTTGCCCGAATGCGAACTGACCGAAGTGCAGAAGCAGATGGCATCCGATCACGACCCGCGCAAAGGGAATTACCTAGTGCAGGTAAGTATGCTGGATGATCGACCGTTGAGCCTAATCGGAAGGTGATCCCATGGCTGAATACGCAGCATTCCTTCTGATCCTCGTGCTCGGCTTTGCCTGCGGGTATGGCACGGCACGCGCAGGTGGCATCAAGCAGCCAGAAGCAGAGTTGCCCGACATCGGTAAGATCCGCATCGAAGAAGGCGATACAGTAATACTGAGGTACAAGGGACTTCTCACGCGTGAGCAGCGTACTGCATTGAAGCAGATGATGGAAGGATGGTTCAAGGATCATGCGCGTAACATTATTGTGCTAGAGGCAGGGCTTGAGGTTGAGGTAGTGAAGCCATCGAAGACCGGAAGCTTCTACGACCCGTACAACAAAGGTGAGCCCGCACGGGAAGCGTTGCTCAACCGATTGCGCAGCGGCACCATGACTCCGACCGAGATACAGGAAGCTATCGCAGATGGAAAGATCAGCATCAATGACGTGCTAGAAGACCAGTGCCATGTCGAGCCGACAGAGCCGTGGCGCCGCCGCGACGACAACCGCGCACAGAGAGCACCGGAGGAGCCATGGCAGTAAGCGAATGGATGGAAGGTGAGCCAGGATGCAGAGAGGCGGCCGGTGAGACGATAGAGGTTCAGATGTGCGATGGCGATATCGTTGCCGGTTGGCTTGATGTAGACTGGCGTGACGGTGGCCCTACGACGTTCATCCCTGATGATGATTCGCAGGATGAGGTGGAGGACATGACGCAGATCATTCGTTGGCGGTTCGTGTATGACGATTGACCCTTCGCGGTGAGGTTGTTGCATCAATGCAACGCGATATCAAAGTGACAATGTCATGCGAGAAATGTTGCAGGGGTGCAACAAGACCAGCCGAGGGTTGTCCCTATAAGGAC